CAGGATCAGCTAAAGTAATTGTTACTGTATCTGTAGTAACTGGGAACCAAGTAACTGTTCTAGAACCAGTAGCATCTTGAGGTATTCTAATCATGAACATTTTACCCTCAGAAAGATTAGCTACTGTAAATGTTCTGTTTCCAGCTAAAGCTCCACAAAGGAACTTGAGTTTGTTTGTTAAACTTGAAAGATCGAACTCCATTGAGGCTGCGTCAGCAACGTCAATCCATTCATCTGATTTTTCACCAAGAGATGAGTCAACTCCAGCATCATTCTTAACATGCCATGAGCCATCAGTAGAAGCGTAAAGTCTTAGAAATCCAGTTGCAGGAGTAGAAGGAGCTGAGCTCTGTTCTTCCATCTGTAGGTATTCATCATTCACGAAATCTGAGTATTGGTTAAAGAACTCTTCATTGTTTAGACAGTTAACAGCTAAGTTTTCAGCTAAGTTACCATCATAACCTCTAAGTCTAACTACACCAGTTAAGGCGTAGTCAGCTGCGGTTGAACCAGAAGAACTTGTTACAGAAAAAACTGTTTCGTATTCTGTCCCCCAACCGACCACAACAATAGTTGGTGTATTATCTGGTACTGCATCTACTAAGAGAGAACCAGCTGCTGGGTCACTAATCCAAGTTGATCTAAGATTCGCTCTGTATTTATCGTTTGCCTTAAAAATACTCATATATCAATCCTTTTTAAGTGTCCTCATTCTCTGTGGATCATTTATTGCATGACACTTAATGCAATAAGTTATACCGTTATCTATTACAAATCTTAAATCTTTATGCTCAGCAAACGACTTAATGTGGTGGGCTTCTAAACAACAACCTCTTTCTCCACAACCTCTACAAGTATAGTCATCTCTCTCAAATACAGCAGTTCTCCAAGACTTATATTTAATAGAGTTTCTTGCTTTTTGTGACTCTGTAGTAATACCACCCTTCCAACAAGGATGATTTTTACCCCTTAGGTGTTCTGGCATTTCTATCCCTTCGTTCCAAACCTCTCTTCCTTCCATAGATTCACTCTGTTTATCATGATACTCAGGATCAGCCCACTTCTTTGTCTGAGACTTAGACAATGCTTGTTTATGATCTTCTGACAAAGGAACGCCTTTTCTAGCTTCACTACAAGATTTACCACGACCCTTAAAGTCTATGTTCTTCCCTAGCCCGCTAGTGTTATGCCATGGTTGAAGACCTTTCAGTCCCTTATTCCAAGCTCTCCTAATTGCCATATATTCCTTATATTAGTTTATTTGTTGTTTGTTTGTGTCTAAACAGCTAGCTCCCTTAACTTCATACCAAAAGTTAAAGGTCTTGTGCTCTGTGAGTAATAAATATAAACTCCAATTAAAGAAATTTCATCCTCAACACCATCATTTTGAATATTAAGTTTAACCCAAAATAAATCTTTTTGTTTAAGGTTGATGTAACGAAGATTAACTGTTGAGCCAGCATCATCTTGAGTCATCATGCCAACCTCTTGATCGCCCCATTCATCATTACCAAATCCAGATAAGGTAGCTTCTTGTGTAATCAGTAAACGTGGGTCACTCTCAATTCCTTTATTTCCAGCCTTAATCACACCAACAGTGGTGTTATTGCCAGTTAAAGAACCAAATACTAGAGTACATTTATCAAACTTCTTGAACTGGTCAGGAAGCTTCATATCATACTGTTTAGTAGAGATAGAAAGAGTAATTTTAGTTTCGTAAGTTGTGTCGCCAGCATAGTCTTTTTTACCAGTAAACATCTCTAACACATCAGCCGTGATAGCTGATCCATAGTAAAGTCGTTCAATGTTATCTACTGGAGAAATATATTTAGCAAATACTTTTGGATAGACTCCAGTCCACATTGCCCAAGAGTTATATCTCTCGTCATAAGCTAGGATAGCATTATTACCCTCACCAGATGCAGTCGTTGAAATACCAAACAAAGATAAAGATTTGTAGAATATTCCACAAACATCATCAATATTGGTTGCCGTAATCTGTTGAACTATAGAATTAGCTCGAAGTGACAGCACAGAATACCTCAAAATCGTGCCGTAATTGGCTTCGTTACCGATTGTAGAGGCTCCATCACGACTCCAGAACCTTAGATTGTTACCAGCTGTATGAGGAGAGAACCTAGAGATAGAACCAACAGCAATATTAACATCAGTGATAGTTCCCTCTGCTATGCCATCAGCTCCAACTGTGAATTGAAATTTACCAAATACTTTATCCTTAAAAACAAATAATGAATTTTCATTAGAAGCAACGTGATCTTTAATAGCTCTAATTTGAGTGCCATCTCCCTGTCTATAAGGTACATAACCGCCACCATCAGGCAATCCAAAATTACCAATCTTATCAAGTCCTCCATCCCAAGCTAGAACATCATTACCAAGCTCGGTAGTAACTCCAATTAAACCACCACCATAAAAATCTAGTAATGAGAAATGATAGCCGATTGTGGTGTTATCTTCTGGAAATTCATAAAAAGTATCAGTTCCCAAATCACCTTTATCTGCATAGGTAGTTGTTTTTGGATCAACTGAGTCAAGGAAAAATCCTTCACCCTGTCTGTTTGATTTAAAAATACCAACACTGGTACAGGCAGCTGGAGCAGCAGGAAGTGTAATGGTTAAATAAGTATCCTCATCAAGAAGTTGAGGCATATTCTGAATCCAACCAGTGCCAGAAGCTTGCACATCTGGGTCTGCTGCTGGTGAAGCTTCTGTGCCCCCAGCATCATTATACCAAGCATAATAATAGTAGTAAGGAGTTGACCCTGAGCCAGATCCAGTCTTAGCAATAGTTGGATAAGCAGTTGGATCATCTAATTCTGTGTTAATATGCCAACCATCTTCATCTAGCCAAACAAGGTCATCAACTTCATTAGCAAAATAAACTTTAGAATTAGCTTGAACAATCCAAGTAGTAGAAGTAACATCAAAAGTAGGAACTCCAGTAGTAAATGTTGGAGTAGATCCAGAATATCCATCTGGGGCTGTGGCTGATAAATCATCCCAAATCTTAGCACTAAAGTCATAATACTCAGGGATACCAGTGTCAGAAATACGGATAAAATAGTCTTCGCCACCAATGCTATAAGTTTCACCAAGATTTAAGATCTCAGTTCCACCATCAGAAGGAGAGCCAATAGCTTTAGTTCCCTGTCTTTTTGAAATAGTACCATATTGAGAATAAATACCATTTAACAACTCAGATAGCTCAGTATCTTTAATAGTTGATGGATGGGCTAGGGTATTCAAACCCTCTGGGAACCCATCACTACCTGATCTTTTAATTGGTGGGTTCTGTCTTTTTGGTTGTTTAACGTACATAAAGTATCTTTAAGTCCTAACATTACGACCAGGACGATTTGTATAGTAACTTCTAGCTACTGCTAATCTGTCCACTCTATTAGTTTGTTGTTCGCTGCTAGTTAATAATTCACTTTTATCTGGAATAACCTCAAGAGACATATATTCTAAAAATCTATTTTCAGCATCAGCTTTAGCATCATCTTGAGACCCAGCTTGATTAGCCTGTCTAAAGTATTCGGCTAGTGCTGAAAAACCAATCATATCTCCTGGGAGAATGAGCTTATCATCTGCTGCGTTAGGAATAGGAGGCATAGCAAAGTACCAAAGAATCACAGTAGCATCTGTCTCTTCTACTGCGTTATCAAATCTCATTTGCCATTTACCAAAGTTTTCATCGTCAGGATCACCAATCATCTCTATAAAGATAGTTTGGTCATCGCTATTACCTGGTTCATTCCAGTCAACACTGTCAACAATACACATATAGAGCCCATTAGGTTTAAAAAACCTATCAGGTAGAACATGTGTCTCATCTCCTTCTGTCAGGGTGATTACCTCTCTAGTAAGAGTTCTTCGCCAGAATCCTCTCCTAGCGTATTCTTCATATTTGTTTTGAATCCACATTACCCATTCTGCGTACTCAGTTGAGTCTGAATCTGGTACTGAGCCTCCAGCTTGAGGAGCCATAAAGTCTAAAACGTCTTGTAAGGTTTGTATCGTGGTTGAAGCGGAAGTGTATGCCATATATTTATAATAATAGAGCTTGAGGGGAGTGTTTGTGTCTTAACTAATTAAGATTAGCAAAATCTCCATGTAGTTCTTTAGAAGCTTTTTTATAAGCTGAATAAGCTAATTCTTTAGTTTCAAAAAGACCAAGATATTTTCTTTTTCCATTAGCAGAAATCCTAGCCATCCATTTACCAGTGGGTTTATTAAAATGGACTCCTTTACAACCACTGGTGTTATCTTTTTTTATTCCTCTACCAAAGTTGTTTTGAGCCACTGTGCAAAGTCTTAGGTTAGACTTTCTATTGTCTAGCTTATTTCCATTTATGTGGTCTATAGAAACACCTACTGGTGGTTTGAGTAAAAACCTATGCATCCTCAATGACTCGCTATCTGGAACTCCATTAACAAATTTCTTATTTCTCCTAGCATAACCCCAGCCCTCAATGTACCACTTGTGTTGATTAATAACGGCATAATCTTCTTTATCGATTAGACAAATTTCTCCAGTTCTTAGTTTTATTTCCATACCTAATCATAACATATAGGTAGCAAATAGGGCAAGACCTAAGTCCTGCCCTATTTTACATTCCTAACCTAACAATTTAACTTGCTGGATAGGGAAATGTGGTATCATTCGCTGTGTATGCCTGGATCTGATCAACATCTTGGTCATAGGCTTGACCGTCCGTAAAGGTACGGTTTTCCAGATTACCATCTTGATCTCTACCCAGAACAAAGGATGTTACTCCTACTGCTGTTCCGCTCATATGTTTCCTTTCTTAAAGAGTAGGGAGGAGTGGGAACCCCTCCCTATTAAACTCTACTTGTTTTTAATTAAGTCCCAAGTTGTATAGGTAGACACATGCCTCTGGCACATCCATCTTGAATGTGTATTCACCTAGTACCTGCCATTTATAGCTGTCGCCAACTATAGCTAGAGGTTTTGTGAACCATGCTCTATCCTTCATGGCTTTGTAGCCAATCATGGATTCATCGACAAGGAAAACCAAGTCGTCCATAACTGTACCCATACCTTGGAGTTGAACTATGTCAATCTCCCCGAAAGTATGAGACATGTAAGTCTTCACAACTCCTACACCGCGAGATTTCT